AGAATTTTAGGACTGTTTAAACCTATAATAGAGTTGATTAAACAAATACCTTATGCCACATGGTTCATTGAATGGATCAGAGATTGGTTAAAGGGAGATGTAGATTTTGAAGATTTACCAGAAGATCAACGTGATGAAGCCAGATCCAGAGCAAAGAAAGTTTATGGAGATTATATGGCCGCACAAGAAGAATATGAAGGTGTTAGAAAGAAAGAAAATAATATTCCACCAGTCTCAAAATTTCCGTATAAAGGGAAAGGAATTCTTGTTAAGAATTTAAATGATGATAAACAAGTTGACTACTGTGAAGTGGTTGATTTTTTAGATCAAAAGATAAGAATTGTTAGAATCGAAGATTTATATCGCACAATAAGTATGATGTGTGGTGGAGGTGAAGGAGAATATACTTGTACTATATTTAAAGAAATATATTGTACAGAGAGTTTAATTGTATTTAAAGCCTACTTGAAAGTAGCTTTAAAGATTAGTGATGTGCCAGAACCAGTCGTTAAAAAAGAAAAATATGAACAACACTTAGATACAGAAATTAAGGATGGAGTTAAAATTAAACCCGTTGAATTTGTGAAGAAGACAAATTTAACAGAAAGTTGTTTACAAAAAGATAAAGACGAAATTGATAAGAAATTTTCGCCACCAACGAAGAATATGGGTCCTAAAGATCTAGTTGATGAAACAACTAGTAGTGATGAAATACAACTACGAACAACATCACATTTTAAAGATTTTGTTGAAAGTGATGATGATGAAATTGAGGAAGTAAATAAACCAATTTCAGGTAGTGATGAAAAACTAGAAAAACAGTGTTTTACTGGAGAATGTAAAGTTTGTCATTACGCTAAATCAAAATTTTTACAAGCATGTATGGCTTGTGGTTATGCAGGTTCAATTAATAAAGTTGTTAGGCAAGATCCAACAGCGAAACCACATAGATATGCGGCAGAATACATGCACCAAGTTGAAGACGCTCAAGATAGAGATAATTTACATGATGGTTGTGTAGACTTTGGTGAACGAAGCGAGTGGGGTGAGTATATAGATGATTGTTTTAAACAATATATCACTGACCCATGTGAAGATTTAGCATATTGGATTTCTATTAAATCAAAGAAATATCCAAGAGCATCACGTGTACTCTGGTATGGAGGTATATTTACTTTAGCATACTTATGGTCTCATAGATCAGCAACAGTAGATGAAGAAGATTCAGAAGAAGAATTTGTTGCAAGTACACAAGCACGCCGAAAAGGTGGTAAACGTAAGGGAAGACACACTAAGAAAGGAAAACATAGTGCTTCACCTGGACCAGAGGATTATGATGAAGATTACATCGAACCTGGTTATACGAGAAATAGAGGTGGAAAAGGTAGACGCTGGGAATATGAAGATATGGAAGGTCAAGCCCAAGATGATAAAATAGATCAACCACCAACCCAAGATGATAGTGATTTCCGTAGAAAAATTTATGCAGCACGAAAACGTGTATTAAGAGTTAGATGTAATGATTATGTTGATTGGCTTAATGAGTCAAGACAAAGTTATGAAAAAGAAATTAGAAAAAGAACTTTAACTCAACAAGCATGGAATTCACATCAATTGGCATCAGGAGTTTATAAAATTTATGATGATAGTGATGTATATAAATGCACAGGAACTTTAGTTGCAGATCGTATGTTTGTAGTTTTACATGCCTTAAATGAAGATTTAGGAAAATGTTATAAAGCAGTTAATCATCAACACAGTATTATTTTGAGAGCAGATACTCTTAAAATTCATAATGATGAAATAGCGTCGTTTAAGCATAGTGGAACACCCACACCATTTAATTCCAGAAAATTAAAAATAATGACAACATCACAAATAGTGACAGTTTTTGGTTTTGGTGGTGGTAATTATGATCATCCAGACTCAATAGTCGGATTTGCAAGTCCAATAGGATGGTGTAATGCAGCAACACGAAATGGAGATTGTACTTCGCCAGTTTTGGATAAAGACGGGAGTATAGTGGGTTTTTGGACTCATGGTAATGGGATAGATTTTGGAAGGTTTGAACCTGTAACACAAGATTTAATTAATTTTGTACAAGGAAGAACTCCAATAACTCATGAGGGACTGGATTTTCAGTGTCCCCCCCATTTCCAAGCACTTTAATGGAGTTGCCGTTCTATGAACGGTATCCTGAGAAGTATAAAACTCGGGAGGGGGAATGTGTGTTTAGTGATTTAGCGTTTGTGCCAGAAGAACATGATAAGTGGTTGCCCCAGATGTATTTTCCAATTGCAGGGAGCATAAAACGATTTCCACGTTATAAAAATAAAAGAACACAGGATCCATACATTAAAATGTTTATAGATAATAATAAGGATCCAGAAAGTAAGGATTGGGGGTTACCAATGCCCAATGAGGAAGCAGCTTTTAAATCATTAGCAAAATATAAGAAAGATATGTTACCTTTAACAAAATACGAAGTGAATAATATGAATAAAGCATGGGAAATGACAGCACAACACTTTGGACCTTACATGTGTAATAGTAAAGTAAGAACTTATGAAGAAAGTAAGAACAAATTAGATATGAAAACTTCTTCAGGAGCGCCATTCAATTTAATTTATCCAACAAAACAAGAATTATTTGATAATGATCCAGAAATAGATCATTGGTTAGGAGAAATTGATTGGAAACGATTTGGAGTGGATCCAAATTATACTTTCTTGTTCACTAATTCATTAAAAGAGGAGATAAGACCAGCGAAGAAAATAGAACTTAATAGTATAAGAACATTTGCAGCGTCAGCCACAGATGGAACTATGCATGGCAATCGACTTTTTGGAGATATGAATGATAAGATGAATGAAAGTTGGCTCAAGAGCAGTTCAACAGTTGGATGGTCACCAATGGGAGGAAATTGGGATAGACTATTACGTAAACTTAAAGTTTTTAAAAATGGTTATGCTTTAGATGAATCAGAATATGATTCAAGTTTACGAGCTTATTTAATGTGGGGATGTGCTCGCTATAGATGGTTATGCTTAGATCCAGAATATAGAACACCTCAAAATTTATTGAGAATAAAAATTTATTATCGAAACTTAGTAAATTCAATTATAATAAGTCCAACAGGAATATTAATAATGAAATTAACAGGAAATCCATCAGGATCCTGTAACACCATTAATGATAATACTTTAATTTTATATACATTAATGGCTTATGCCTGGTTAACATTATGTCCAGAGGACTTTACTAGCCTATCAGAATTTGAAAGTAATACAGCAAAAGCTTTATGTGGAGATGATAACACATGGACTGTATCTGATTGGGCCCATTCATTTTATAATGCGCGAAGTGTTATATTAGTTTGGAAAACTCTAGGTGTAACAACAACAACAGATAGTTTAGAACCACGTTGTGCCGATGAGTTAGATTATTTGAGTGCTCATACAGTATATGTTGATGGTGTAGCAGTACCACAATATGACCGTAGCAAGATTATGACAAGTTTGTTGTACTCGAATAGGAAAAAGCAAGTACCATCAACAGCATTGTTAAGAACAGCTGGAATGTTACAAATAGGTTTTGCAGATATTCGCCTTAGAAAATATCTCCGTCAAATTATAAATTTTTTGTTAAATAAATTTGATGATATTTGTTGTGAAGACCAAGATTGGATTATGGCTAAATGTAGTATACTTAGTGATGATCGACTTTATGATCTATGGTTAGGGAAAAGTTTTATGATTACAAATCAAAGTATTGAGAAAGCAAGTAAAGATTCAAAGAGCTCAATAAATAAAATGGATTGGGAACCAATCAAAAGACATGCCAATTTTAAAAATGCGGCAAAAATAATCGCAAATCCCTTGGGAGGAGCAGCAGAAGTTGCATTCGATGTAGCTAAAGCACTATTAGATAAGAAAAATTCGGCTCCGCGAGAGAAAGTTAGAAAACCGAATAAAAATAATATGCAGAGTATGCAACAATTTAAACAACAACAAAATAAACAAAGAAGGCCGAGAAAGGCCAGAGGGAGAAAACCCAA